TACCACGACCTCTTCCGCCACTCCAATGACCCATAGGACCACCGAATCCGCCTCGACCCATTCCACCGCCGAAGTTACCACGGTTGTATCCACCGCCGAATCCGCCTCGCCCACCACCGTAATTTGAGCGTACACCTCTTGGGAATCTTGCACCCATGCCGCCCATGCCGCCGCCCATACCGCCACCCATACCACCGCCACCTCTTCGGCTATCAAAGCGGTCCTGAAAGCCACCGCCTACCGGAGGCATACCTTGACCCGGACCTTGGATAGGGAACTGACTTCCGCCACGAGGGGGCATTACATCACGTTGACCAGCAATGAATCCCATACCACGCTGCTGACCACCGCCGCCCATGCCACCTTGCATAGCAGGATTACCCTGACCTCCCCGCTGGTAAGTTCCATCGGTAACACTATTACGCTCTGGTTGTTGTCTGTTCATGCCCATTCCGGCACCTCCTCCTTGGTTCATGCCTCCTTGAGGCTGATCAGCTTTTTTAAGACGACGACGCGCTTCAGCACGCCGCTGGCTCATGGCCTGTGACCTATCGTTGTAACTCTGTTGTTTTGAACGACCTGATGCCATATCTTTATTTTCCTCAAGATACTTTCTATCACCGGCGGGTAGCTTATTAACATCACCTTCAGCAAATCCTGTAAGACGAGTGTTTATCTTTTTTAATCTGTCTCGACGATGCTTTAAGTGTGGTTCGACACTCTCTCGACGCTTCATTTCCTTAGCCGCAGTTGCATCCCTAGCGTTTATCTGCTTACGCTCCTGTGCAGCTAAATCTCTTTGTGAAGACTCTTTTGCACGGTTAGATGCGTCTAATTCTCTAGCACGCTTTGATCGTTCTTCAGGGCTTAACTTTTCAAAGCTACTGTAATCAATGCCATGATCATCAGCAGGCTTATTCCTAGAGTCAGGGTGCATAAGAGACTTGGCGTGACCCCTGATTCTGAGTGCATCCAAACCACTCATCCCACCAGCACGAGCGCGATCCTCCACGGATTCAAAATGTTTTTTTCTAGCATCATTTTCAAACTGCTGTATAAATCTTTGATTGTTACCCGATGCTTGAGGGTTTACCGAATTTTGCAATTTAAGTTTGGCATACATCTTCCTTCGCTTTTCCCAGTCAGAATCCCCCTGTTTGATTTTTGTATCAACATTCCCCTTTAAGGTTGGGACAACCATATTTCTGTTGCCAACCCTCTTCGACACTGACGGTCCGTACTCCTTTCCCCAACGCAAATCTTTAGGCCCGTGCTGAAGACCTAGGTTAAGACCCTGCTGACCGAATACTTGTTCAGAACGACTTCCTCTATTGGCGGTTCCAACAGACTTTGATTGCTTATTCCTAGCGTCCCGCAACTCACGAACTTGACGCTGCAAATCAGTTTCTTTTGAATAACGTGCCATTTAACTAATCGCTCCTCCCGCCGATGTGTACCAAGTATCAACGTAATGTATCACTAGATAGGGGTTTCCTGCTGGCTTATACAGAGCAATCTCACCGTGTGTGCCAACATCAGTAAGGTCAGTATATATGTTCACCACGAACGTACCTTGTAACTGAACCGCCTCATCAGGAGTTGTGGATAATAAAGCCCCTGCCCTTCGTGCGCGGGCGCAGTCGCCGGTTCGTCTTGGAAATCCTTCAATTACCACTGCCTACTCCTTGGTCCTGAGAAGCTAGATAAGCCTATGTTTAAATACTCATAACTAAAGGTTTGGTTAGAGGTGCTATTGCCAAGTTTCACAAAGATGTTGTGACCAGTGGCACGCCTTCGCTCTGACTTATTCCTTCCAGAAGAAAATGAACCCGTAAACTTTGCTGAGGATGCTTTAGCAGCCTGAGCAGATTCAGCAGCATAAACACTGAAGGCAACATCGTTGCTACTAGTATCAAGCGCTGCCTGCATTTCAGTCAGCATTATCTTTGGCTTGTTCTGCAACTGAATCGGTCCAGCCCAGACATAGCTATCAATCGCTACACCATCATCATTTTTTGATGGTGTAGACCAATCATATTTTCGCACATATCCGTCCTGACAACCAAGAAGAACTGTCCTATCTGATGAACTATCTCCATCAAAAAGATGTACGCTTGTTGGATTGAAACCATTAGTTGCGAACTTGTCAGGCCACCAGCTATTGTTTCTAACGTCAAAGAAGTAATTCGTGGTCGCTCCGCCACCAAGAGGAGTGAGGTATAAGTAAAAACCACGTTCCACATCCGACCAAACCATCTGAACCAGAGTTGTATCAGGATCATAGTTATCCAGCTTCTTAGCAATAAACTGGTCAGAAATGTTTACAGGGGTTTTTCCCGGTGCCATTGAGTAAACACCACCCTGATTGCTAAAGAAGTAAAGAGTCCCTTCAGGACTCTTGCAGTACGGACGACCCCAAGTGCTACCAATTGTGTCAGTAACAAGGTCGAGGCGACCCCCTTCAGCGGGGTCGCCAGTCATCTGCCAGATACTATGATCACCGAATATCAGCAAGATGTCATCTGAATAGGGGCAAAGAGCGTTGATAATGTCACTACTCTTGCCTGCCTCAGACTGATTACCGGCTACAGCTTGCACACGAGTTGCTGTCGTTGGGCTATAGTTCCAATCATCGGCATCCCCAACCTTACTCATAAACCAGTTATGAGGATCAGTGCTAATACCACTACAAACAATGCGACCACGCCATGTCTCAATCAGGCGTGGCTTATTACTGCCTTGAGTAGGCAATGAACCAGCACTTGCTGACCAAGTTGCGACAGTGTTTGTGCTTGCCGTCCACTTCTTCTCATTAGTCCCATCAGCAAAATAGACCACACCAAAAAGCTGTGAGGAGAATATAACAGGCACAGAAGAGCTTAGGGCGCTTGAGCCATTTGTTGCTGTTGTAAACGCGCTAGATGTAAACTTCGCAACCGTACCATTGGTAACTGCATACGAAACCACGCTCCTTGCACCGACCTCGTTCTGGTCAGAGGGAGTGGTTCGGGCAACTACCTGCCCTAGGGTTTGCACCTTTCCGTCAGCAGTCCGAGCATCGGCGTGCTTAACAAGACCAGCGCGTTGTCCACCACGACTTCGACCCGTGGAGGGTTCATATGCCCTAACATTCTGGCAATCAACAGTGGACTCTCGTGGCTGTGACTCGTAAGCCGTTGACTCGATCAACCCGCCGGAAGGCCAAGGTAAATCAAAGCGGGTACGGCCTCGTGGCATTAGCTCAATGTAGCTCCATGATTTGCTAAAACAGCCCAGATAATGCTTGTACCTTTGTTAATGCTAATCAACGTAAGCACATCACCAGCATCAGCCATGACAGCAGTTGTTTCTGAACCAGAACCAGAGTTAATGATTTCACTTCCTGAACCAGTAATGGTTAAATCACCACCGTCTGTTTTCAAACAAACCGTAATGATAATACCAGCACGCTCAGGTGATGCTATCTTTCTGGATTCAGCACCGCCGGTAACTACAGGGCAGATACCAAAACTGCGGTCAACAGGAATGGTTCCACCACTACCCGGATCAACGATCTCAAGTTCTGTTGTACCAGCGATTTGTTGAAGGATATTATGTCCTGACATTTAGTTTCTCCTAGGAAATCAGGTGTAAAGATACGTTTCCATCGTTATTTGGAACAATTTTAAGATAGCTTATACCTTCCAGTTCACTGGTTAGTTGATAAGCTCTCTCAGCAGCTACAGTCGTACTAACAGCACCGCTACTATTGTAAAGCTGTAAAAATGTACCATCCGAGGTGGGTGATACATAATAAGTAAGCGATGTAATGCTACTTCCAGCAGGTATAGCACAGATCATTTTCCTGAATCCCTTGAAGGTGATTACAGGGCTATCTCCTAATGTGCTATCAAGCGTAATGCTCTCAATTACAGTATTCTGTGGATTTGTGTACATATCTTTACCTTATGAGTCATAAAATACACTGTTATTGTACTTAACTAAGTCACCATTTATGTAGCGATTTTCCTGCTCACTGAGTACCTTTTGGTTAGATGGGTCTCCGTTGTAACCCATTGTGTCAGGAGTCTGCAATTGTCGATCCATTGCACATGAAGCTGCCAACCTCTCTTGGAACTTCTGAGTATGAATACCAGAACTGTTTTCAAGCCTCTGCTCTGCAATCGCAAGACAACTTTCCAGTATTGTCTCAGAGTGCATCTCACCACCTAAAGGGTAAGGCTTTGACGCTGTTATCTTGCTAGGAAGTGCATGATACTTATAACGCAATGTGTATGCAGCATCCGGCATCGGCCAAAGCATTAGTTCAAAACGCTGACCATTGCCACCGTCACTACTCTTAGGACGAACTGCTGCATAACGGGGGTCAGATTTATTGCTGTTATAATCCCGCTGTCTCAGTATTCGGATGCGATGCTCTCCAGTCAGTTCGATTGGATACCATTGTTCATCCGAATCCGTGTACGTTATTAAACCGATTAAACCACCAAAATCAGCACTTAGAGTGTAGTCCTCAGTTCCCGAAACGGTACTGAGTGTGGTAGTTGGCTCCAAGAAAGACCACCGATGTCCTTTCGGAGACATTGAATTTGGTGGAGGATGATAGAACTGCCTTAAACCAGAATTGATCATTTCATCTATCTGGTCAGTCTCATCTGATGTCCAGTTTGAGCTATTCCGGTCACCAAGCCACAACCAACCAACTTCTTTCCTGAGACTGGTTAGTGTTGTGCTTAACGTGCTTTCTGTGCTGGTATCTGCCGGTGAGCCAATTGTCTTTATTGTGAATTGGACAGGTACACCAGAGGAGTGCGTGAAGAGTAAACCAACAACCGATGCGTTCATTTCGGTTGCAGTCAGGTCAATGGAATACTGACCATTCCCCTCCTCTGCAATTGTGCCAGATAAAGCTGCCTGAGTACCACCATCTTTAGTGTGATACTTCCCAATTGCACTAGCAACACCTGTCAATGCCGCACCAGTGGTGGCATTGACCATACCAAATGTAAAACCCGTTACCGCTGTGTTTCTTACAAAACTCATTTAGTGGTTTTTTTCTTTACTACCGGCTTAGGCAAATGTTTCGCAACAGCCAATAACACACAAATTTCAGACAGAGGTAACACCCCCTCCTGCTTTTTGTGGTAATAGCTATGTGCATCAGCAATAACCTGCCTCTGCATATCGGTTAATGGGCCAAAGGATTCTTCCAACTCGTGCAGTAATACTTCCATCTTTCCCTCTTAAAAATAAAGCTGGGGCGGGGTTGTAGCCCCACCCCAGCTAAGGTCTCACTAAGGTAGCGAACCTAGTTAGCAATCTGCTCAACTTGATAGCAAGCAATCCAATCAACATGAAGAATTGGATCAGTCGTACCAGCAGAATGGCATACAAGTGTAGGAGTCATCTCTACAATTGGAATCTGCGTAGTATGAGCAGTTTGAGCAATACCATTAACGTATGGTGTAATGCTGCTAATACCATCAACGATAAAGCCAACCTTGAAGTAAGTACCGTCTGCTAAAGTATGCAGACCAGTCGAACTGTCACGGCTACCAGCTTTTTCGCTGTGGAAATCAACGGCACCATCGTCATCGAGATGCTCAAAGCAGATATGGTTAGCAGTCGAGTTTGCACCCGAAGCTAAAACCGTAGTATCAACTTCAGCCAGACCAACAACCAAGTTGCCGGTATCACTTCCGCTAGTACCAATATCTGCAATCTTTACACGAGCTTCAAAGTAAATCTTACTGTCAGCACTAGCAATAAAGCTGCTAGCTCCGGCAGCACCACCCATTTGAATTTGCACACCTTGGTTGTTGGTGCTACTTGCTGCATCCAGCAATAGAACACCACCCTTGGCGGCAGCATCAAGTGCGGCTGTACCGGCAGTTGCCTGAGTAAGAACCCACTTGTTCTCATCATCAAAAGTTAAAAAGTCATCCACGAAGCCAAATCCTTCGCTAAGACCACCGTTGTTAATCTCCGTTATCGGAGCTTGCGCCCAAATGTTTGGAGACAGACCACGGCGAAGTGAAGAAGCCTTGGCTTGAGGTTTTGTGTATAAATCACCCATGATTTATTTCGCTCCTCTCATATTAGGCGACATAACCGACGAACAATTTACGCCGGTTGTAACAAACGAAGTTGCCCCATGAATCCATGTGAACCGTTCGTACAGTGTGCTGGTTGGAAGCCTGTTGAGGCTTGTGTACCAACATATCAACGCCCTTCTTGTAGAAATACTTGAAGACGTTGAAGTTTACACCGTAGATAGGCTTACTGGAATCATTAGCCTGCAAGTAAGGAACCCAAATGATCGGGTTGCCTTTGAAGACTGCGGAACCAGCGTATTTTGCAAGATCAACACCGAGGTTATCGTTGCGACCTTCCAAAATCTTCTCAACTTCTTCAAGAACGTCATACGTTGTGAAGAAGCACCAGTTAGAGTCACCCTTACCGCCAGCCAGTTCAGCAAACTGCTTAGGAGCTTTGAAGTGAGTGTGAGCAACTGCTTTACGCCACTTAGACACAAGATCGTCACGGGAGATGCTGGTGTAGTTAAACGACCAGTTCTTCCAGTTTGATACTGTGTTGACATTGATACCAGCGGCACCATTCGAGAAACCGGATGGATTTCCACCAGTAAAGCCACCACCGGGAGTCGTTGCGGATTTTTGAATCCAGAACGGGATACCTGATGGGTTACGTGGAGATTGAGTATCGCTGCTTGGAGCAGACCAGAGAGCGTCTTCCATTAACTCAAAGTAATCGTTGTACATTGAATGACGACGAATATCGAGTTCTCGGATGAGCGTTTCACGGTCAGACTGCATTGCATCTTCATGAACATCATAACTGAAGTTCACAGTTGCTTTCGACCACTGTTGCTTTGCTTCAGTAGTCAAGTCTTTTACAGCCGTTTGATCGACACTATACAATTCTGAAAACTTAGCAGTTCCAGTGTTTGATGTCTGAACTTTCCAGTTCAGTTGAACACCGCCCTGTACCGGAGTACGGGACTTACCTGCCAAGAACTTTGATGCGAAAACGTGATGTTGCTTGTCCAAGGACAAATCAACCCAGCGCTTTCTAGTGAAGTTGTCAAGCGTTAGATTGACAAAATCATCTAATTGATCTGGAAGCAATGGCATTGCTTAATTCCTTATGTTTCAAACCGATCAGATGTCACCATTTTCTCTTAGGTAACTTTCATAAGCATCTTTCAGCTTAGAATCGTTGACAGGATCATCCCCATCATAGTCAGGGTCATTGATATATTGGGTGGTTGTGCCACCACCCAATCTCTTTGACTGACCATTCCTAAGTCTATTTGTGACTTCTGACTGGCTTTGTTGTTTAACCTCGTCACTAAACACAGTGTTATACGCCTGCCGAACAAGTTCGCCGTATTCCGGCACATCTTGTCCTGAGTTGTAGTATCCGCTGCGTAAGACATTAACTTGTGAGTACAAATTCTCACGAGCCTGAGAAACATTGCTGTCAGGATCTAAGTCCAAAAAAGAACCATCACCAAATAACTTGCTGTTTCCTAAGCTATTAACGGCATTATCAAAAGCATCAATCTCGGATAGCGCGTGATCCTGTTGTTGTTGCTGATAATAACCATCCACCGCGCCTTGCTGGTTGATAATATGACTTGCGACTATTTCAAGCTGCTGATCATAATGGCTAGCCATTTGATTGGCTAAAGCATTGATAGCCTCTTTAAGTCCTTCGTCATAATCATCGCCTAAGCCGACAGTGAAGTCAGGACGAGCTAGTGATTGCTGTTCGGGCGGAATTGTGCCATCGCCTTGCTGCTGTTCACCCTGTCCCTGATTTTGGTTCTGATACCATTGTTGCCACTGAGCAAGCTGCGCATTGCCTGCTTCGTAACCATCAATGACCTGAGCCAAAACCTGCTCACTTGCAAAATCATCAGGTCTAAGCCCGTAGTATTCTGCACGAGACAGTAGTTCAGGATCGAAATCGTTTTCCTGATCCGACCCCTGTTGGTTAGCGGAATTATCATCGCTAACTGTTTCATCTTGTACACTTTCATCACCTAAATCAACATCAGTTTCCTCTAACTCACTAGTCTGAGGATCAGCTTCAGGTGACCGTTCATTGATTTCTTCAATGACTTGCACATCTTCAGCAGTAAATTCTACTGATTCTTCCTGTTCATTTTCTGTAGACATAATTCCCTCCTAGGCATTGTCTGGGGACGCATCCCCGTATCCCGCATCACGATCAAAAAGACCACGATGCTTTAAATAAGCCGCCCTCTGTGAGCGACTAGAAAAAACTGCTGTACCATCGTTAGTAAAATCAACGCCAGTAAAGCCATGTTTCTGTGCATCATCCCTGAATGATTCAACCTGAGTAGGATGAATTCCAGCAGAGTCACTTGTTATTCCGGTTGACCAGCCCTTCGCACCGAAGGAAACTTCGGAAGAGTTCTTCTTAAAACGTGGGTCAGGGGCAGGCACATCATGCCACCTGTTTACACCGTCAGGGTCTGTCCAGAGATATTGCTTCCGAACCATTTGAATCTCCAATCACTTCTTCTTTCTTTTACTGGTAGATTTCTTACCAGTCTTCTTTGCATAGCGTTTAGCTGCTGCACGACCACTTTTTGAATAACTAAACTTCTTTGATCCTACTCTAGGCATGTCTTTTTCCTAACTATCAGTTACTTCTAATTTAGTTTCAATCCAACACCTCGCCCCACAACTTAAAGGGTTGTGGGGGCGATAAACTACTCTGGCTACTTCATTTCCCTCATCATCACGTATAACCGCATCTGACATGTATCGGTTATCCTTGTAAGTCTTTACTGTTAATACAGGATCACTTGTACCATTCTTTGTGTTCGATCTTAGCTTGTGTTGGTTGACATGTATGATCGTTCTCATTAACCTGCTCGTTCACGACCCATTTGAGCCATTTGTTGTTGATTCGGCTGACCACCCTGCAATATCTGCTGCATGACGTTACTTCTGGACTGATCGTTACCACCAGTTGGTACGCTCTTCCTGACACTTTCACGCACAGTATGAGCCGGTTGAGGCGGCGATTCAGGGGTAGGTCCGGGCCTGTCCTCTTTAGGCTCCTCAAACATGATAATACTACGCAATCGTGGCATATCCATCAAATCGGCATAGATGTCTGTAAGTGCCTGAATATCAATCTGACCACCATACTGCTCCATCATCGGTTGCATTGGTAGTGCTATCTGAGTGAGGAACTGAGTGATGTTATTCATCCTCTCACTAGGCGACTTGTACATCATTGAGAATGGCTCAATGTCGAAGTTGTACTGCAAGAAGTCACCTTCACGCTGCTCAGGAGTCCAAGTGCGGTCGAACTTAATCCCAGCGACTTCTGTTTCTCCGGGAATCTCCATATTCTCATCGTTCCAAAGCAGCCATCCTAAGTCTTCACAAATGTCTGCTACGAATCGTATGACACGGTACTGCATGTTAGCTTCTCGCTTATTAACAGCACCATGTAGCATCTTATCCTGACCAAGCGTGCCTGATTGCGGGCC